CATCCTTTTTAGCACGTATGGGCAATATGCCTGGCGCTGAGATGAAAGATGGAAAGCCTACCCGACTTTTACTTTCTCTTAGAGCTTGGGGCGCAACGTCCAAGGAAGACGCTAAAGCAAAAGCTAAAGCGATCTCTAAGAGGAATAAGAAATGAGAGCAAGGTCAGTCGGTGCAAATTTAACTGCTAATACGGCTACTACGCTGTTTACAGTTCCGACTGGCTATTACGCTAGGTGTGTACTTTTACACGCATCAAACAACGGCTCATCAAATAAGCACATAAGTTTCACTTGGTATGATTCAAGTGCAAGCCTTTCTATCCTAATTACAAATGAATACACCTTAACATCTAAATCAACTTATGCTGAGATTGATGTTAATCAGTATATTGTGATGGAAGAAGGCGACTATTTGACTGCTACATCAGAGTCTGGGTCTACCATTTCTGTCATTGCAACATTTGAAATCGAAGGGTCACAACGAGTATGACATACCTAGAATTAGTCAATGATGTACTCACTCGTTTGCGTGAGACTAATGTTTCTACTGTTTCAGAAACAACATATTCTGCTTTGATTGGCAAGTTTGTCAATGATGCTAAGAGACAGATTGAAGACTCTTACAACTGGAATTGTCTTACTCAAGCAATCACAGTAACGACTACTGCTGGCACGAGTTCTTATGCTTTGACAGGTGCGGGACAGAAGTTCCGTATCAATGATGCGCTTAACACAACAAGTTTAATTGGTCTTCGGAACATTGAGTTTGTGGACATGAACCGCAAATTGAACCTTGGCGCACCTTCACAGTCTATTCCATCAGAGTTCTGCTTTAGCGGTGTGGATGGTAATGGAGACACAAAAGTAGACTTGTTTCCTGTTCCTTCTGGTGCTTTTACTCTGTTGTTTGATTTGACCATCCCACAAGCGGCTTTGTCTGCTGATGGCACATCTGTAAAGGTATTAGACTATTTGGTGACTCAGAGTGCTTATGCTCGTGCTTTGATTGAACGTGGTGAAGATGGCGGTACGGCAAGTTCAGAGGCTTATGCTTTGTTCCGTGGAATGCTATCTGATGCTATTGCGTTGGAAAGCACTCGTTACCCTGAAGACAACTTTGTGGCGGTCTAATGGCAGCTCCACTACAAAGTAATAGCATAAGCGCACCAGGCTTTTATGGCCTGAATACGCAAGACTCTCCATTGGATTTGTCTTCTGGTTTTGCTTTGGTTGCTTCTAATTGCGTGATTGACCAGTATGGACGTATTGGTGCTCGCAAGGGTTATACATTGGTTAATTCTTCATCTGGAAACCTTGGGTCTAACGATGTAACTGTTATCCATGAGTTAGTGCAGATTGATGGCACATTGACTGTGTTGTTTGCTGGCAACAATAAGTTGTTCAAACTTGGTACTTCCAATGCTGTAACTGAGTTGACCTATGGTGGTGGTGGTTCTGCTCCTACCATTAGTGCTAGTAACTGGCATTGTGCTTCTTTGAATGGAATCACTTATTTCTTCCAAACTGGACACGATCCATTGATTTATGACCCAGCGGTGAGTACTACCACTTATCGCAGAGTTTCTGAGAAGACTGGTTATGTAGGTACTGTTCCACAAGCAAACATTTGTATTTCTGCTTTTGGTCGTTTGTGGGTTGCCAATACATCTACTAACAAAGTAACGATTACTTTCTCTGATCTGATTGCAGGTCATGTATGGGGGGGTGGTACTACTGGTACTTTAGATGTGTCTCGTGTATGGCCTAATGGTTCTGATGAGATCATGGGATTGGCGGCTCACAATGATTTCTTGTTTATCTTTGGTAAACGACAGATTCTTGTTTACTCTGGTGCAACAACCCCTGCAACGCTCCAGTTAAGTGACACAGTAGGTTCTATTGGATGTATTGCTAGAGATTCTATTCAGAGTATTGGTACTGATGTAATTTTCTTGTCAGACTCTGGTGTTCGTTCATTGATGAGGACTATCCAAGAGAAGTCGGCTCCTTTGAGAGACATATCTAAGAATGTTCGTTCCGATTTAATTGGGTCTTTGGCTGTTGAGACATTGGCTAATTTGAAGTCTGTTTACTCAGAGAAGAATGCCTTTTATCTGTTGGTTTTGCCTACTTCAGCACAAGTCTATTGTTTTGATACAAAGATGCAATTGCAAGATGGGTCTAACAGAGTAACCAAGTGGGATTCCATCACTCCTAAGTCTTTATATGCGCTTAGAAATGGTGATTTGTACATTGGTAAGACTGGATATATTGGCAAGTATGATGGTTACTTGGATAACACATCTACTTATCGGATGGCGTACTACACGAACCATGCTGATCTGGGCAATGAGAATCAGATCTCTGTTCTCAAAAGGATTAAGACAATCATCATTGGTGGCTCAAACCAGTTTGTCACGATCAAGTGGGGATTTGACTTCGCCGCCAACTATCTGTCTGCAAACGCCAACATTGCTACACAATCTATTTCCGAGTATGGAATAGCTGAATATGGGGTTGCTCAGTATTCAAGTGGTGTGCTTATCAGAACATTGGATGTGAATGCTTCTGGTATGGGAAAGATTGTTCAAACTGGTTACGAAACTACAATTAACGGCACTCAATTATCAATTCAGAAGATTGAGATTCAATCTAAGAACGGGAAAATATCATGAGTAACTACACAAAAAGTACTAACTTTGCAACTAAAGACAATCTAACACCTGGTGATCCACTCAAGATTGTTCGTGGTACTGAGATTGATACTGAGTTCAATAACATTGCTACTGCTATTGCTACGAAGACAGACAATGCTTCTGCTGCGATAACTGGTGGAACTATCAACGATACAACCATTGGTGCGACTACTGCATCTACTGGTGCGTTTACTACCATTAGTGCTACTGGTGCTATTACATCTACCTTGGCTACTGGTACAGCGCCTTTAGTGGTTGCTTCAACTACGAAGGTGACTAACCTTAATGTTGACTCATTGGATGGTGCTGATTGGGCATCTCCTGCGGCTTTAGGTTCTACTACCCCTGCGGCTGTCTCTGCTACGACTTTGAGCGCTTCTGGCAATGTAACCCTCTCTGGCGGTACTGCCAATGGTGTTGCTTATTTAAACGGCTCTAAGGTCGTTACAAGCGGCAGTGCTTTGGTGTTTGATGCAACTAATACTGCATTAAGTGTCGGTGGGGCGGCTACAAACACTGCGGCTAATCGTGGGAACATATCAATAAATGGCACATCAACTGCTATTCTTTCCTTAAGTACTGGTGCTTCTGCAAAAGGTTATGTCTACCACTCTGGTTCTGACATGATTATTAATGCAACCACAGGAACTCTTGCGCTACAAGCAAACGGGAATGGTGCGTTAATCGACTCCTCAGGCAATCTAGGCTTGGGAGTTACTCCTAATGCTTGGGCTACTTCTTATAAGGCATTTCAAATAGGAGCATCTTCTGCGCTGTATGCTCACGGCGCAGTTGCTTCTGTTCACGTAACAAATAACTCTTATGAGGATTCTGGCGGCGTTAAGTACAAAATTACAGGCGCAGCGGCAGATTACCAACAATCAGGCGGTGTTCATTACTGGTACAACGCCCCATCAGGCACAGCAGGAAACGCCATTACCTTTACTCAGGCAATGACTCTGGATGCTAGTGGGAATTGGATTTTAGGCGGAACTAGCGCAAACGGCAGAGCAAGGATTGTTGGTGCGGCAAGTACAGATTCCATATTAAATCTGGAGACATCTACCAATAACTATGCGTCTGGAATTCAATTAAATGCGTTAAATGCAAATGGCGCAAGCTACAACTACATTAGCTCTAAATACGGCTCAACAGAGAATTGGTACATCGGTGGAAATGGAGTAGACCAAACGCTTGTATTAAAGACAGGTGGCTCAGAACGTGCCCGTATAGACTCAAGCGGTAACTTGATGGTGAATACTACGAGTGACATTGGTGGGCTTGGCGGTAAAGTTCAAATTGCATCGGGCGCAAGTCGTGGACTAGTTCAGTCCATCAATGCCAATACCCGTTTGCAAGAGTATTTAGTTTCAGGTTCTACAGTTGGATTTATTTCAACGGATGGAACAAACACAACTTATTCAACATCATCTGATTACCGCCTAAAGAACACCATTGCACCAATGACAGGTGCATTGGCAAAGGTGGCATTGCTCAAGCCTTGCACTTACAAGTGGAACGCTGATGGCTCTGATGGTCAGGGCTTTATCGCTCACGAGTTGGCTGAAGTTGTGCCTCAGTGCGTGACAGGCGAAAAAGATGCAGTCAACGAAGATGGCAATCCTCAATATCAAGGCATCGACACATCATTCTTGGTGGCTACTCTCACAGCGGCTTTGCAAGAGGCTCATGGCTTGATTAAAAACCTAGAAACTCGTATTTCAGCATTGGAAGCAAAATGACTACTACTTGGAAAATCACAAACCTTGACCGCAACACAGCCGATGGCTTTGTAACCACAGCACATTGGTATGCTTATGCAGTAGATGGAGATCACTCTGCTTCTTCCTACGCAACTTGCTCATGGGCTGAAGGCACTCCTGCTATTGCCTACGAAAACCTCACAGAAGCCACAGTCCTTGGTTGGGTGTGGGAAAGCGTAGACAAAGAAGCTACAGAGTCTGCTTTGGCGGCTCAGATTGAGTTGAAGAAAAACCCTGTAAAGGCTACTGGTACACCTTGGTAAGTTGAAAAGCACAAATCCCTAAAGTGGAGTAAAAATTATGGCAAGAATAAGAGAAAACAATTTCCTGATGGACTTCGAGGACACAGGTTTACAGCCTAGTATTCAGCAAATGCTTGCTCCGCCACCTGTTGTTCAGCAACCTTCTATGGCAAAGCAACCTACTATGGCTACAGATAAAGCAACAATCATTGATAACTTGGTAAAACAAATCCAAGCTAGAAGCAACACATCTCAATGGTCAGGTGGTGTTGGTGCTGATCAAGCTACTAAGGACATGGCTCGAATTCTTGCTGAAACAGGAATCACAGATATTAGTCAGTTTGGCCCAATAACCCAACAAGTTGAGAAGATCGTAGGTTATGAGGATACAGGCGAGCCAATTTATCAGACTGTAACTGAGCAAACCTATGGAAATAAAGTAACTGGTCAAGCAGTTCCTAACACCTACACAACACGACAAACAGGTGAGTTCTTTGGTGGAACTTACGAGGGTAAGGGTAATACTGGATATGGTGTTCAGTTTGATGAACAAGGAAACCCTAGTTTCTTTACCCAAGGTGCATCAAGCCGTGATCCTATTGTAAAAGCGGCAATTCCTATCGGTGCTCTTGCATTGGGTACTCTTGGTGCTCAAAGTCTATTGGGTGGTGCGGCAACTGGTGCTACAGGAGTTGGCAGTGCAGGTGCTTCAGGTTTAACAGCCGCAGAAGCCGCAGGATTAGGTTTAACAGCTACAGAGGCAGCCGCATTAGGATTGCCAGCGGCAGAGTTTGCGGCGGCAGGTACTGGTGGTTTACTATCAAGTGCTGCTCCTAGTCTTGCCGCAGTAGCCCCAGAAGTAGCGGCTGTATCTCCTACTGTTGCTTCTACAGTTGCACCTGCTGCTGCGTCTGCCGTTGCTCCCACAGTAGCTTCTACTGTTGCTCCCGCTGTAGCCTCGACTGCTGGCGGTCTTTTAGGTTCTGCAATACCAAGTACTGTTGGTGGTGCTTTGGCTTCTGGTGCTTTATCATCTTTAGGTGGTTCTCTTGGAGGTCTTCTTTCAACAGGTTTAACTCTTGGTGGTGGATTACTACAAGAGCAAACAGCTAGAGAAGCGGCTCAAAAAGCCCAAGCAATGATTGAAGCTGAGACTGCTGCCGCTAAACAAGCCGCACAGTTCCGTCCTGTTGGAATGACAACTAGATTTGGTACTTCTGAGTTCAAAGTTGATCCTGCAACTGGTCAATTGGTTAGCGCAGGGTATACCTTAACACCTGAAGCTAAAGCACAACAAGATAGATTGGTTGCTTTACAGAATCAAGGTCTAACACAAGCAGAACAGGCTCAAGCACAATTTGCTCCTTTGCAAACAGGCGCTCAATCCTTGTTTAACCTTGGTAATCAGTATCTGGCTCAAAGCCCTCAATCTGTTGCTCAGAATTACTTAAATCAGCAGTTGGCTTTGTTGCAACCAGGCAGAGAGTTAGAGTTGGCTAACTTGCAAAACAGACTACAACAGCAAGGTCGTTCTGGTCTTTCTGTTGCTCAAGGTGGCTCTTATGGTGCTACAACTCCTGAGTTACAGGCTCTGTATAACGCTCGTGCAATGCAAGAGGCTCAATTGGCGGCTCAAGCTCAACAAGCTGGTCAACAACAGGTTCAATTTGGTGCGGGATTACTTGGTCAAGGTGCTAGTGCAATGGGTCAGTACTATGGTGGTCAACAGGCGGCTTATACACCCTATACAACTGCTTCTGGACAAGTTCAAGGGCTTGAGGCTCTTGGTCAACAGCCATTGACTATGGGAATAGGTCTTGGTCAACAAGCGGCACAAGCGGGTGCTAATGTTGGTCGACTTGGCTTGATTGGTGCGGGTCAGAGTGCTGAGTTGGCAACAAGTCAAGCGGCAACGACCAATCCTTATGCTTCTTTACTGGGTGGACTGGGCGCATCTCCAACATTTGGCAGATTCCTCGGTGGTTTATTTGATTAAGGATTTATCATGGCAGAAAATATGGTAGCGGGTCTATTTGGTTTGACACCTGAAATGTATGGTGAGCAACAACGAATAAGCGCACTAAATGAAGGCATTAACCTTGCCAAACTAAATCCATCAGCCCGTGGTACGGCAATGATTTATGGTGGTGCTAAAGGATTAGGTAATGCTATTGGTGGTTTGATGGGTGTAGAAGACCCACAAATGAAGATAATCTCTGCTCGTCAACAGATCATTGGCAGACTTGATCAAACAAACCCTACATCAATGCTTGAAGGGGCTAAGATGCTTGCCCAAATGGGTGATCAACAAGGCGCTTTTGCTTTGGCAGACTATGCCCGTAAAGCACAAAGTGAGATCGCCTTAGCTCAACAGCGTATGCGTGAAAAGGCAGCCGCTGATCCATTCCAAAAATTAGTGGAGTCAGGTAAATATACAACGCCAAGTCTTGCGGCATATCTAAGGTCTGGTTTAGTAGAAGATTTAGAGTTAGTAAAACCTGAGAAAGCTGAACCAAAAACTAGCTATGGCCCTGAAGCTGACAGGGTAGCAAAAGGTAGATTTGGCGTAAACTTTTCTGATTTAACACAAGCTCAAGCAAAAGAAGTTGATGATGAGTTGGAGAAACGTGGCATAAAGAAAGCCTCTGCTGGTGCGGCTCAAACAAATGTAAATGCCTTTACACCTGCTAGTGTAGAAGCACAAAAACAATTCATACAGGATGTTGCAAAAGAGCGTTCAGTTCTTCGTACTGCACCTGATACGATTAAAAACATTGAAGCCGCAAAGAAACTTATACCTACTGCAAGCACATTTATGGGTAAAGGTGGAGAGCCTTTGCTAGCTGCCGCTAGTTTCTTAAATAATCGACTTGGATTTGGTATTAGCACACAAGGTGTCACTGATGCTACAGTTCTTCGGACTAGATTGTTTGAAGGAATTCTTGATAATCTGAAGAAATTGGATTCTCAGCCTTCTCAAGAGCAACAGCGTGTGTTGAGTGAAGCATTGGGTAATCTGGGGACAGACCCTGCCGCATTGGAGCAAATTCTTAATCGTATTGCCGAAACTGTTACAGATCGTGTTGATCGTTTTAACATTGATGTAACTGAATCAGAAGCAAGGGGCGTTAAATTCCCCTTCAAACCGCAAATTACTTTGCCGCAAAGACCTCGTGTTGCTGGCAGTGCCGCAAGTCAAATACCTACTAATGCGCCTTCTGCTCCAACAATAAGTATTGACCAAGAGAGGCAAAACGCAAAAGCCGCTATTGCCGCAGGCGCACCTGCTGATAAAGTGCGTGAGCGTTTTAAACAAAAAACTAATCAGGAGTTGTAAATGGCTACTGGATATGAAGACTTGCTTCCAACTGCAACAACTGGTGTTTCTGGTTATGAAGACCTCATAACTATTAAACCATTAGTAAAACAACAACCAACAAACTCATTAGGTCAATTTTTAAGGTCTGCCGCTTCATTGGCTGACGTTACTGTTGGTGGTGTGTTGCCTGCTGCCGCACAGATGGTAGGCTATCCAATTGCTCGTTTGGGGCGTTCTCCTGAAGCGGCTCAAGCAGCTACTCAGAGGATTGTGTCTGCTGTTGACAAACCATTTGGGAAGATGGCTGGCGTTACTGAGACTCCAGAATATCAGGGTGAGGCTGGTCGTCAACTACTAAACTTTATTGGAGAAAATTTCCAAAAAGGTGCTAAGTTTATTGCTGAAAAAACAGGTTTACCAGTAGCTGATGTAGAGAGCTACATGGGAACATTAAGTGTTGCTGCACCTGCCGTTGCTAGACCTGCTGCTCGAACAATACAAGAGTTAGCCGTCCCCGCAATAGAGAAGGCTGTTATTGGTGCAAAGATGCCTTTTGAGCCAATGGTTCAAGCTAGGCGTGAAAGAATGTCTTTAGAGGACTATGCTCGTGGCCCTCAAATTGATGCTCTTACAGAAGCTAAACGTCTTGGTATTGCTATAAGCCCAGAGCAAATTCAACCAACATTAGTTCCCAAGACATTATCTACCATTGCTGGAGAACAAGGCTTAAAAGCAATAACTGATGTAAACAAAAATCAGGTACGCAAAGTTGTTCTTAATGATTTGGGTTTACCAGAAACTACACAACTTGATAGCAAAACTCCATTTAGCAATGCAAGATTAAAAGTTTCTAAACCATATGTTGAAGTAAGAAAACTGCCAATCCAACAAGCGGATGATGCAATGATTCAGCGTCTTGAGGCGGTTCGAGCAGACCTAGATGTTATTGGCGCAAAAGAGTATGCACCAGCCATTAGCAAAATTGTAGATGATGCAATAGCTAAAACACAAACTGGCTTAACTGGCGATAAATTGCTAAAAAACATAAGCGTGTTGCGTCAACGTGCAAGAAAAACTTATGACAACAAATCAGCGACTACAGAGGCATTAGATATTGCAGATACAAATCTTAAGATTGCAACTGAACTTGAGTCCATGATTGATAGCAGTATTTTTAATCCTAAGTTGTTAGGCGAGTATCGTGCCGCCCGTCAACAAATGGCTAAAACTTATGCTTATGAAGCCGCTACAGACTTCAATACAGGCATGATTGATGTCAACAAACTTAGCCGTATTACCGCAAAAGATAATGCTATGACGGGTGATATTGCTGCACTTGGAAAGATTGCAGGTAATTTTCCAGATGCGTTTGCTGTAAAACCATCTAAAGGATTTGCTGATACACCTCGCATTGCAAGAGCAAGTATTGGCGGGGCAACTGGTGTAGCAATTGGTAGCCAATTTGGTGCTGGTGGAGCTGCATTGGGTGGTCTTCTAGGAACTTTGGCTGGAGAAGGCGCAGGGTCATTAGCCTCAAGGATCATAGCCTCTCCAAAATATCAAGAAGCATTAGCTTTGCGTGATGCCCGTATCCCTGTAAGTCAAGTAGCAACAGCGGCTCAACCTATTCCTCAGAGTCAGGCAATTGTTCCTTATCAAGCTCCTGTAGAGGTTTTAGAACCACTTTATAAGCCTAATTTCACGATTCCTATGGGTCAAGTTAGAGAGCAACCATTGCCAACTTCATCAATAGTTCGTGAATTACCTGCTCCAAGTCCACAAGGTACTATTGCTAGTTTACGGGCAGAAGATACTCGTAGGGCGGCAATGTCTCGCACACTTGGTCAACAAGCAGAAGCACAACAAGCGGCTTTGGAGGCGGCTTCTCGTCAACCCACTCGTGGTGCTGTAGAACTTCAAATTAACCCTTTAACAGGCGCTTTAGAGGTTTCTACAGGAGTTCGTGGTGCTACACCATCAACATTCCAAAATTTTGGCGCTTCCCTTCAATCTGCAACAGATAAAGCGGCTTTGGGTCGAACATTTGATTTTACTGCTGCTGAAAAAGTTGCATTTGATAAAACTCGTGTGGATTTAGCTGAAGCAGTACCAGGCATGAAGGCATTGTCTGATAAGGCTGTGGCAGCAAAGATTCAAGATAGAGAGTGGGTGCAAGACGCAATAACAAAAGCTCGTGATAAAGCTATTGCTTTTGAACAGATTGCCGCCAGAGCAAAAACTCAACAAGCACGACAAGATGCTATTGCTAATAGAGAGCGAATGTTAGACCTTGCAGAACAAATGGAAAACACGCTTGGTTTACCAAGACCCGATGTTAGTGGCAAGCAACAAGGCCCTAAAACTCGTGCCGCTTTCCGTGAAGGTTTGTTAACAAACCCACAACCGCCATTTAAGATGGAAATTCGTGGGACAAACCGATTATTGTCTGGTGATTAAATGATAGATCCAGTAACAGCTCTAGCAGGTATACAGAGTGCTGTAAAACTGATTAAACAGGCTTCTAAGACTGTTGATGATGTTGCTTCTCTTGGGCCACTATTAGGTAAGTATTTCAATGCTAAGAGTGAGGCTACAAAGGCTGTTGTAGAGTCCAAGAAGAAGGGTGGCTCTAGCATGGGTATGGCTATCGAGATTGAGATGGCTCTTGAGCAGACCCGTGAGTTTGAGAAAGAACTTCAGATGTTGTTCTTTCAGGCTAAT